AAGCCGTTACAAGAGGCTGAAGTTCATCTTCTTCAATTCCCATTTCCAAAGCACCCATTGATTTTAATGCTCCAACAGATCCACCGTAGCCAAGGGCAAGTTCTGAAATTTTTCCTTTCTGACGGAGATGCCCGTTCACGCCGTGTTTTTCTACGGGTACATGGAACATCTGGGAAGCACTGGCACAGTAAATGTCACCGCCGTTTTGGAATACTTCCATTCTCCATTTTTCGCCTGCAAGCCAAGCAATGACACGAGCCTCAATTGCCGAAAAGTCCGCAACAATAAACTTCTTACCATCACGGGGAATAAATGCAGTACGGATAAGTTCCGATAGCACCTCTGGTATAGAATCATATAGGAATGTAAGTGCATCAAAGTTTCCGCTTCGAACTAAGGCACGAGCCTGTTCTAAATCAGGCATATGGTTTTGAGGGAGATTTTGTAATTGAATCAGTCTGCCGGAAAATCTGCCGGTTCTATTGGCTCCGTAAAATTGAAACATTCCTCTGGCACGACCGTCATGACATACCGCATTCTCCATCGCTGTATATTTTTTGACCGAGGACTTGGCAAGCTGCTGACGAAGTTCCAACACTTCACTTAGCGGTTCGGGAGCTGTCTTTAACATTTCGACAACCGCTTTTTTCCCTAGGGTATCTGTTTCCATCCCGTTATCAGCAAGCCAACCTTTCATCTGCTGCACTGAATTTGGATTCTCCAGATTGGTCATGTCTTGCATAAGAGCAGTCAGCTTTTCACGAGAATTTTCATCGATTGCAACAGCTTGTTTTACAAATGTCATATCAATGGCAATGCCACGGTCATTGATTTCTTGGTCGAGACGATACTCCTCCCAGACATTCTCCGGCATAGGGAATTTGCTCAGTCTCCGCTTTATCGACATCTCGGTTTCCACATCGCGAAGGTTATATGCTTTGAAACGCTCCCATTTATCTGTATCGTTTTCTGGCAGATTACGAATACGACCTCCGTTTGATTTTGTAGGAGAACAAGGTGTACAGAAATATCTGATGAGGTCTTTGCCCCCCGTTAACTTTTGTTTTTCCAATCCTAAAACAGTACCGACTCCCTCAAGGGAAAGAGGAAGTCCCATATATGCGGACCATATCATTGAACACTTCCATGATGCGGGGTCAAGATATTCTCCAAGAGGAAGGTTAAGCCATTTTGATAAACAAACACGTTCAAACATTGCATTGAAGGCCCATTTGGTTATAGAATCGTCCATAAGAGCATCGATAATTTCACCCGGGACTTCCTCTCCACAGGCAAGGTCAACCACCTGCGCTTCGCCACCATCCACCGAATAGCCAAATAATGAAATTTCAAAATCACGGCTTTCAGCATAACGGTAAACCCCAGACTTCTGAAGATTTTCACTTGAAAATGTTTCTATATCAATAGAAATAGATTTCATATATTAAATACCATCCTTTCCAATGCAAACAAAGTGGCAGAAGAACATCCTCCGCCACCTCGCCCGATTAGTTATTCTACTGCTATGCCAAGAAATCATCATCTGCAACAGTGTTGAAATCATCTGCAGCATTGGTTCTGTTACCCAAAGACTCGCCATCCTTAATCTTCTGAATATTGCCAAGTCCGCAGGCTACACCTTTGTTGCCATTTGAGTTAAAAGCATAGAAATTTAAGGATACTCTTGCATAGCAACCGCTGTATACTTCGTTACGGTCAAGGATAGGTCTGACTGCTTTGTCTACGATCTGAGGTGCAGTATTGCTGTTGGCATTTACAAAATAATGCCCCTTGTAAGCCTCATCGTCACGTTCTACATCACCATCACGAAGTGGAATCTTGATGGCAGCCTTATTCGGTTTCTTACCGCCAAACTTTGCAATACCTTCTTCGATAGCTGCATCTATTGCAACGTTGATTGCATTAATGGTATTCGTATCAGTCTTAGGAATCAGTACTGATACACTGTACTTTTCCGCTCCACCATTGATGGATACCGGTTCCCAACCGTGGAAGTAACTAAGACGGGTGTTTACGCTTGTAATTACCTTAGTGCTATTCTGATTATTCATAATCTTTTTCCTCCAATATTTCGTTAAATTCGTTATATACGTTTGATACATTCATAGCCGGACGCTTATCCGATGCTGGAACGAGAGTCGGCTTGCCCGACGGTTTATAAATGAGGCCACCGAGAATTTCCTGGAATTTTGTCTTGCCCATCAGCTTCTGCATTTCCGTGAGGGTAATGAGGCTCTGACGGAAGATATCCTTGTAGCCGTTTGCTTTGGCTGTTTCTGCAACAGCATCTTCATCCTTATATTTGCGGACAGATCGTCCCTCGACTACCTTAAACCCGTGCCACTCCTTACCATGATTGATGGCGGCATCCGTGGCATAAGCTATGATTTCATTTGCCCACTTTGTAAGGTCAGATAGTTTGGACAGAACTTCCTCAATTTCAGAGTCCGTAAGTAGTGGTGGCATCTTAAACTCTGACTCCGCCAGTTTCAACTTTTCTTCCGCTCTTGCACGGCATTTTACCGCTGCTCGGCAGAAGGTACACCACTCTCCAGGGAGATATTCACCATCACCGTCATAGGCTTTCTGTGCCTTCGGTTTCAGCTCGTTTTCTGCCCAATCATTTAATTCATCTACCGAGATAGTCCACGTACTGACATTCTCCCTGCGTGGTTGGAAGATGGTCATGGAAACCTCCTCGATGTCATACAGACTGTCGTAGATTTCCAAAGCACCAAGTGAATATAATTTCATCTGCGGATTTTCCACCACATCCACTAACACACCCATCCCATACTTGAAATCGATGATATGAAGTTTTTTATCCGCAATGATGATGCAATCACCGGTTCCAAACCCCTGTGGTACATAGCAGGAAAAATCTAGGCGCTGTTCGATAAGTACCAATGGGTCCTTACAGCTTTGCTTTGCCGCTTCAAGCTGCTCCATTATGAATTGAACATAAGCATCGCTGTGTTCTTCCATCTCATCGGTGTTATAATCCGAAACAGGACGCTTGCTCCTCATGTGAAGTGCTTTGCGAAGTTTATGCTCACAAAGAGCATGGGCGGCGGTACCTTCGGCTGCTGCATTGGATTCCTTATTTTCAAACTCCAGTTCCAATCGTGCAGATGGAAGACAGTGCAACCACCTATGCGACCCGGATGCAGAAAGCACTGCGTGATTACTCATTGCTAAGTACCTCCGCATCTTTCAAGATGTCTACGTAATGCTCCGGGGCAATTTCGCTCAGTTTAGAACCGCCGTATTTTTTGATGATTTCTCTCACTTCAGCAGTAAGTCCGGCTTGACTCTTTTCTGCAAGTTTTGCTCTTACTTCCTCCAGAGTGATTTCCTTCTTCTTGGGCTTTTCTGATTTCTTCGGCACCGGCTCTTTTTTAGCTGTGGTTTGTTCTGCTGTTTCGGTAGGTTCATTTTCCATCATCACATCTGCAACCGCCTGCAAGCTGTCTGCCAAAGAACGAATATCAGAAACCACATCAAGGAGCAACTTGATTTTACTCATGGCTTTTTCCTCCTTCCTGAGTCTCGCAGATGGCAAGTTCCTGTACGGTATCACCTGGAACAAGTATGGTCAGTTTCTGAATATCCCCAAGGAAGAAATGAAGGAAACGCTCCCTTATGGTGACATTGCGACAGGATACAATCCCGCCAGACTGCGGATGTTTTGAAACACTGATTCGCAAATTATGTTTCATGTTGTTCACCTCTTTCCGAGAGCGTTTATTTGCTGCCCTCTACCTTTTAGCCTTGGGAAGAGGGGAAAGTTGAGGATTTCGGAAAAACTTTTTTGAAATTCTTAATTGCTGTTTCCATACGGTGAGAAATGGCACTGACTGAAACACCTTCACGCTTTGCATAATCTGTTACAGAAACTCCGTCCATGACGATAGCTATCAGTAACTCTGCCTGCTTTTCCTTGAGAGCCTTACGAATAATTTCACAGACATATTCATACTCTGCTTGTTTCTCCCGGGTCGCTTCATCTGAGTTATCAGGAAAAGAATCCATTACATCGGATTTATCCTCAGCCTCATCGTCTTTGCGGAACTTTTTCTTTGGTTCACCGTAATGGCGGTTGAATTTGTGCCAGTTGTTGTACTCAGGTTTGTTGAAACGCTCCTCCATAATCTCTTGCACAGAGCGGCGAGCCACAGTTTCCTTGTCTTCGGCAGATGAGAGGCGCTCTTCATAATCCGAGTCAATCATTACGGTGCAGTCCTTGTCCGGTACCTCCAGATAGGTAGGTTTGTTGTCATACAGAATTCTAATTCTCATTTTTTGCGTCCTTTCCGCCAGACTGCATTGGCGGCAAAGGATACACACAAAAAGGTCTGTGCTTTGAAGTACAC